ACTTATTCAGGCCGTCATAAAGGTCTGTAACTTAACCGAAGATCAATATACAGCTATCATCGGGGATACAATAGAGACTACCGTTGACTGCTGTTCAAACGATGGGGAAACGGAACATAACCTTAACCGGATTGCGCTGTTATTTCCCGGCAATAACTTCACACACACTATTGATGCGATGCGGGAATATGTGATTGTCGGTGACGGCCCTTGCCCTCACTGTGGCGGTAGTGACTTTCAGGATTACGGCATATCTAATGTGTGTAAAATCTGTGGTAATGAATGGTTCACATCGCCGGAAGAAGAATATCAACAGCCTAAATATTATCAGCTATGAATGACATCGCAAAAAAAGCAACAATGGAAAAGCTTCTGCACACAATAGAAGTTGAGAAGCTTGAAAGCAAATCAGAGATAGCCCGTAAGCTTGGTATACGGAGCAATTATATTTCAATGATACTAAATGAGAAGCAGTGGCCTCATTGTCCTAAATCAGCATGGGAAGGTGTTTTAAACTGGCTTAATTCAGGATGGACATTAAGGCAGTATGCAGAGAAATACCCGGCTCCGGCAGAAGTAAAAACCATTTTGGTTCCTAAGCCAATAGAGATAAATATGCCTACAGACTTACAGGAAAAAATAAAAGAAGCCGATAAGCAAATGGATGCTATTTTAAAAGAGCCTGTAAAAAAACACCCAAAACCTTACCCAGTTAATGGTGATGATATTAAAGAAATGCATGGAGCAACTCCAGACACATCCCACCCAGCTGAACAAATTATCAGGGAAGCCGTCAAATCTCATCCCCTCGCAGTCGAAGCATTACAGCCAAAGCAGGAATTTACCGACACTGCACGGCTTAAAATTGCCCTTGACATTGAAATTAACCTGGTTGTTAACGGTCATAAAGTTTCAATGTTATGACTATTCCTTACAAACAAACCGAATTAACCCTTATCGTTTCCGATAAAGGATGCTGGGGGTGCTACTTTTTAAGTAAAGAAATGGGCTGTCATTGCCCGGAATATCTTGAATGTAATTCGTTTCAAATCTTTTCCGAGGTTGAAAAGTGTGAGATAAGTCTGAGCGATGTAGTTTGTCATGAGAGGGAGGAATAACCATGCAGCCCCGCAGACTTTCACTGATAGAATCGCTCGTTAGCACCTTTACCGGGTTAATTGTGAGCTTTCTCATTCAGCTTATCATTTACCCGGTAATGAATATCCCTGTCAGGCTTGAGCAGAATATCATTATTACTATTGTTTTTACAGTTGCAAGTATTATCCGGGGTTACTTAGTGAGAAGATTTTTTTCATTATTTACAGAAAGAAAACCAAAATAATTTATATCTTTGTATTAGCTATTAAATACATCATGAAATTAAAAAGAATTATAACGGCCCCAATAACAGATGCAATTACTCCTATGGGTGTATTTGATAGCTCATTTGTTTGCGGGGCTTTATATATTTTATCATGAAATACAATACAGGCATTTACAAAATTCAGTCAAAGATTAAGCCAGAACGGATATATATTGGAAGCGCAATGTGCTTTAATTTAAGATGGAACGAACATCGTTATTTATTAAGAAAAAATAAACATCATTCTAAAATAATAGAAAATCATATATTAAAATACGGATATAAAGATTTAGAGTTTTTAATTATAGAAAGCTTTGAATTTATTTCAAACGAACATTTGTTATCAAGAGAACAATATTATATCGATACCTTAAAACCATTTTTTAATATATGTAAAGTGGCAGGAAATACTTCCGGGGTTAAATTATCTAATGAAACTAAGATGAAATTAAGTAAAATACTTACAGGCAAAATAGTTTCAGCAGAAACAAGATTAAAAATGTCAATATCTGGGAAAGGTAAAAATAAAGGTAAAAAAGCATCTGATAAAACAAGATTAAAATTAAGTAATGATCGTAAAAAAAGAGGCCTTTGGGTTGGGAAAAATAATCCGATGTACGGCAAGAAACTAAGTGGCGAACTTAATGGTATGTATGGTAAAAAGCATAGTGAAGAAACAAAGCAGAAAATGAGAGGTAGGGTTATCACAGATTCAGAAAGAATTAATAAAAGTAACGCACATAAAGGATTAAAACATTCAGAAGAGACTAAGGCAAAAATCAAATTAAACCATAAAAGCAAAAAGTATAGTCAGGAGAATGTTTAACTGTTATGTTCACAACTCACATGAAAAAACCTGTTAAAAATATTGCGGGGAATGAAATAATGTGTAAATTTGAATTCTAATAAGCGTTACGATGTTCAGTATTTATTGTATAAATCATAATAGGGCCGGTTCCGGCTACAAGATCCACGACAGGTTTGGTAACGCTTTCCTTAGTGGATTTTTTGTTTCTGGACCGGCCTTTAATTTAAAAGCGTTATAATGAAGTATTTTCTGCATGACACAAATTCTTTTGATGATGAAAAAATAACCGAACTTTATTTAAGGTTCGGTTATGAGGGGTTAGGATTATTTTATACTGCTTTAGAGAAAATGGGAAAACAGGAAAAACCGGTTAAAACTGATATACTAAAAGCTCAATTAAGAGTAGGAAAAAAGCTCAATAAATGCTGGAACTTTATGGAAGAAATCGGACTACTTTCGTCAAACAATGGTGAAACTTTCAACAAACAATTGCTAAACTTTAGTGAAAAGTACCAGATAAAAAAAGAAAAAAACAGAATAAAAGTTTTGCAATGGCGTAAAGAACAGGAAGATAAAGAAAATGTAACCAGTTACGAACAAGATTGTAACGCTCGTAAAGTAAATAAAAGTAAAGTAAATATAAATAAAGAAAATAAAGAAAAAACATTTTTGACTTTTGACTTTATTAACCCTGAATACAGAATACCTTTTGAAAAATGGATTGAACATAAAAAAGCCAGAAAGGAAATGTATAAAAGTGAAGTATCATTAAAAGCTTGTTATAACAAACTTGTAAATTTATCAGAAAATGACCCGGCAGCAGCGAATGAAATAGTTAATAATTCACTTGCAAATAACTGGGCAGGGTTATTCAAAGTAAAAGACAATCACAAATTTAAAAATAAAGAAGATGAAATTACAGACGATATTGTCGAAAAGGTTAATGCAGGTATTCAGCTTTAATGATTACGATATTGATATTGAGAAGGCTGTTAAGATTGCAAAATTAATGATTGAGATTAATCCAAACATTACGGAGGTTAATGCTGATAAGTTTTTTGATAAAGTAAATAAGGGTGAATATGGTACATTATACCGTATGCCTACTTGCTTATTATCCATGTATCAGAAATTTATAAAAGAGTCTGAAAATGTAGTTATAGTATATGGCAACGGCAAACCTTTAGACTTAGATAATTTAAAATGACAGACAAACCATTACCTCAGGCATTACAGGCAGAACAGGCAATCATAGGAACCTGCTTTGTTCAACCGGAAGCAATTCACGACATAATGTCAATATTGACCCCGGAAATGTTTTACCTTGAATCAAATAAGCAACTCTATACTGCTATTATCAAGGTCACAAAAAAGACTGGCAGTTCTGACTTAATATCAATAACCGATTACCTGAGAGTAAAAGACCAGCTGGATAATTTCGGGGGGATAATAGGATTAACAAAAAGAACTGAGAGTATTGTATCATCACAGTACCTTACCGATTATGCTTTACTTGTAAGGGAAAAACATATTTTAAGGCAGTACATTATAGCCGGCTTTCAGCTTTCCGGGATAGCTTACTCTGAATCGCTGGACGAAGTTATTGAGTTTGCTGAAACGTCACTTTTTAATATTTCAAACATAACCCAAAATAAAGAGCCCAAACATATAAGCCGGCTTGTTGATGAATACTTGGTCGAGATTGAAAAGATAATCAATAAAGAAAAGAAATTATCCGGGGTTGCTTCAGGCTTCACTACCATTGACAGGGTTACAGGTGGATGGCAGCCTTCAGATTTAATCATTATTGCCGGCCGGCCCTCAATAGGAAAAACAGCTGTTGCGCTTTCACTTGCGAAAGGTTCTGCTGAGTGCGGTTACCCGGTTGCGATATTCTCACTTGAAATGTCAGAATCACAACTTACAGGCAGGTATCTATCATCTGTATCAAACCGCTCTAATACTGAAATGAGAGCCGGCAAGGTTAATTTAGATGAACTTTCAATACAATCAAATGATATTGCCCGGCTTCCGATTTACATTGATGACACCCCGGCAATAGGAATATTTGAACTGAGGTCAAAGATTAAAAAGCTTATTGTCCGGTGCGGTGTGAAGATTGCCATTATTGACTACTTGCAACTTATGAAAGCTGAAGCCGGGAGCAGGGAACAGGAAGTAAGCCAAATATCCAGAGGGTTAAAGTCTATTGCAAAAGAGTTTGATATTCCAATTATAGCACTTTCACAGCTCAACAGGTCTGTTGAAGAAAGAACTGATAAAAAGCCCCGTCTTTCAGATTTGAGAGAATCAGGAGCTATTGAGCAGGATGCTGATATTGTCGCATTTATTAACCGGCCGGCTTACTATAAGATGCATACTACAACGCTTAACGGGAATGAAATAAGCACAGACGGCTTGATGATATTTGACTTTGCCAAAAACAGAAACGGAGCATGTGTTACCCTTCCGCTTTATCACAATGAGGCTTTGACAAAGATTGAAGATGTTAAACCTGAATTAATAAATGCCCCTTATTGATGATGAAACTTATCCGACATAAATGGAAAATGACAGGCTTCAACACTTGGAAATGCACCGATTGCGGATGTGAAAAACAGCACGTATCAGGTATATTCTATTTCTATTTCCGCTCAGGTGTTCAACTTCCGAGGCTTCCAGAATGTAAAAAGATATTTCACTGTGATAAAATGATGAACAATTAATAAATCCAATATTATGAAGATTAGAATATTATCATGGCTTCTTCATCATGCAAACAGGAAATATCATAATCCTGAATTTTATGCTATTAAAAACCGGATTTTGAAATATCACAGCCAGCATATTTGTTATGATATTCAATTTATTGGGGGTAAAAAATGCTATTCATGTGGCGGTACCGGAATTCATGTTTATTATTCAGAATATACGGGCAAACCATATGATCAGGATATTTGCTGGAACTGTTATAACGGTTGGTATAAACATCCGGTCTGGAATATATTGGCACGGGTTCAATTCGGGAAGTATACTTTTCACCAGCCGTGGCAACGGGTCTATGTCAGGCCAAATAAAGATTGGGGTTCTTTGATTGAAGGTTATATTGACCATAATGAATCAAAATATTCAGACTTTGCCGCTACAATCTTATTCCTGCTTTATGAGAAAGGTTATTTGAAACGCTGGTATAAAAGCGCAGGAATGGGATTTGCTCTGCATTGGTGGCTCCCCCGGAATTGGTTAAATAATGCCATTCATTTGATTAAGCATGGTCCTAAAATTCCATTAAGTAGGTTAAAAAGACGATTTGAAGATATTCCAATTCAGAATTACAACACTTGTTATGAAAGCGATAATTTACCATTTTAATAAAACTTACTGAAATGACAGAAATTACAGAAACGATTTGCAGACCGAAACAATCCTGGATGACAGCTCCGGGAGTAAGCAAGGAACCTGAAGTAAGGGAAACGCTTGACGGATGTATTGCCAGGGTGTTTGACATCCCTGAAGTTTACCTGAGCGTTAAGGGACGTTATGAAATCTTCATGTACCCGAAACATTTAAGACGGTACATTTTAGAGCGCACCCTTGAAAGCGGGGGGATGGTGGGGGACGACTGGACCCGAATCAATGTCAAGAACGGCAAAAGAGAAGATTACGGAGTTATACAGCAGAATTCCCGCCCCGGCTATTGGAGGGTACAATTCAGACGTGACGGCAGAAGATATGAAAGGTCAGGTTATGCAAGTAAACAGGAGGCTATTATTGACCGTGACATGAAGCTCAATGAGTTCAAAATGGCATGGTTTAAATACACTATTGAACAGGTCGCTATAATGTCAGGCTGTGACCGCTGTACTGTCATTCACTCAATTTCAGAGTGTAAAAATCTTATGGAAACCGACCGCATCTATCGTGAAAAGTGCAACCAGGTCATTGAGAAAATCAATAACAATCAAATAATACTACCATGACAGCGACACACATTATCGGATTAATCCTAACATTCTTTCTGGTCATGACATTATTCATGATCGGAGCATCAAAAAAGAGCAGGTATCTTGAAAAGATCGTTTATTTGGAATCAGCGGTCAGGACATGGCAACTCACAAAAGGCAATTACGATTTTATCCGTGACGACTTTGATGAAATTGAACGGAACAACCAGGATAGGCAACGTACACGGGAACTGTACGATTTATTCATCATCAAGTACCAGAAGTTCAAAAAGGCTGAGATAATCAAATCAGCAGTTAAGGAACCAAAGTTAGAGGAGGTGGAGGTATGAAAGAGCGACCAATTTTATTTTCAACTCCAATGGTAAGAGCCATTTTGGAGGGGAGAAAGAGCCAGACAAGGCGAATAATTAAACCACAGCCAGAATCAGTTGACCATATTAATCACAAGATGATTCCTTATAATGGTTCAATAGAATTTCTACAAAAAAACCTAAAATGTCCTTACGGCAAATCCGGAGACGTTCTCTGGGTACGGGAAACATGGTGTTTGGGAAGAATTTGTGAGACAGAAACAATTAATCCATGTGACGCTGAGAGTTATGTTGATCAATGCTTAGATGATAATGATATTATTTATAAAGAACAAATGATTTCAAACGGGATCAACATTGATGAAGTCTTATGGAAACCTTCAATCTTCATGCCTAAAATTGCCAGCCGTATAAAGCTCAAAGTAACCAATGTCAGAGTTGAGAGGGTGCAGGATATAACGGATGAGGATGCACTTGTTGAAGGGATGTTGCCAGATCAAAATATTTTCATTACTAACGAACTAAGGCTTGCTTATAAAAGTCTTTGGGAGTCCATCAACGGCAAAGGTTCATGGGAAAATAATCCTTGGGTATGGGTAATTGAATTTGAAAAGCTATGAAACTACTCCTCACAACTCAGCTATCAGGAGCCTTAATATTTATCGGCTTCGTATTATTCGCCATTGTCGCTCAGGTGGTGGCAGTTAAGATGAACCTCTTTAAAACCCTCCGCTGGTACATCAGGCTTTACAAGGTAAGGCGAAGCGGGAACTATCCGATTAATTCACGTCATATTTGGAGAGTGGCAAAGTTTATGAGTAGGGATGTTACCTAACGTGCCGCAGGTATGGTTAGTTTTTGACTTAAATAGATAAATTATGAATGAATTACAGAAATTGATTGAAAAGTGGGATGAGCAAATTGCCCTACACAGAAGAGTGTGTGAAGATCCACTTA